TTTTCAGCGAAGGCGGTTAGGACTTCACCAGCAAAAACTTTTAGAAACAATGCGTCTTTATCTGTACCACCATTGATGGCACCAAGACGACTTGGGATTGCGTTAGACATAATTTAACCTCGTGTAGAGTTGAAGAAAGTTTGATGCAACTTCCTGAACCCGACACACAGTCACACAGAGTTATCTTCCCGCAGGAAGGCAAAGGTCGTGTAATCGATTCTTAGAATTGCAATTCCACCGCATAGAGATGCAGTGTGGATCGTCTTCAGAACGAGGAAGGGACTTGGGTACTGGTGTCCCTGAACCAGTTATTTTTTGGAGACTTTTTCGTATGTACGATAAGCTCCTAGACCCAACATCCCGAACAGGAGGGTCATTAATGTATCTAATTCCAATGGAGGCGGTGCCGACCATTGTGCAACGTTAGTGCCTATCCATGTAAAAAGCGGACGGAACACGATTTGATAGGCAAGCCCGAACGTGCAGATCCATCCAACGGATGGTCTCCAGCCTGACTTGAAGAAACTATCGGAGCCAGCTTCGACCTTGTTGATTTCCATCTGCCCAAGGGCAAGCTTTGTTTCAGCCTCAAGATGTGCCAATTCTCCAGTTTGCTGGAGTTTTAACATTTCCATCTGAGCTTTGAGCTTGTCCTCAGGATTAGGAAAGATCTTATCAAAGACCTTATTTGCGAGATCGAAGAGACCCCCTAGGAGAAGGGGGTTCATCTTTATTCCTTAGAGAATGTTAGAGCGGCCTAGCTTCGCCTGTACTCTGGCGCGGAACGCTGGATCGGTCTTATATTCAGGTGAGGCCATATCCTTCTGCATCTGAGCTATGGATTCATAGACATCAGAAGAACCCGACGCATTCGTAGTCCCCTTAAATAGGGTTGGTTCGGTCGGACGTGCATTAGTGAATTTCTGATAGATGCCAGCAACTGCCAACTTCGCAATGTTTGGATCACCAGAATCAATGGCCGCGTTATATGCGGAAATCTCCGTAGGACTTAGATTGGCTTTCGCCCATCCAATCATTTCGGAGAACGTTTGTTCACCACCAGCAACAGCTCGGACCTCGGACTCGTAGAGGGCAGCTCGTGCCTTTTGACCATCAATGTACTGGTCAACGATGTTCCGTGGATAACCCGCCTTTTCGAGCTTGTCATAGCTCTCGGCAGATAGCTCACCCTTAGTATTAAACTCACTTGAGAATTCAGAAAGATCGAGACCCTTGGTTGCCAACTCTTGTTGCACCTGGTCAGGCGCGGGTTGTGCATTAGGATCAGCTTTAGATTCCGCTGGCTTACCCAGCTTTGTTTCAAGCTCGGCATATGCCTTTGCGAGATCCTCAGGACTCTTAAATTTCTCAGGGAGCCACTGTGGGCGCTCTTCGGTCGTGTCGGTTGGGGGAGGTGTTTCCTCAGTAGGAGGTGCATTAGCGCCATCGGCCTTAGCGACCATTGCGTCTACGTGTGCAGGATCCTCTGTAGGAGTAGTACTTTGTACAATTACAGTATCAACCATTAGTAATCAGTTATAGTGAAAGTCGTCTCACCAACGTTTTTCTCATAGGTGTTTGACTTGGGTTTATCTTTAGCTTTGGGTTCTGGAGATGGTTGAGGGGCTACCTCTTCGGTAGCCACCTCTGATATCTCACTGACCTTCGGCTGCTTCGCCTTGGGCATTAGCCATTCCTTGTTCCATGATACGTCCACCAGCTTGAACAGCGGGACCAATTCCCTTTTCCATCGCCATTTGCATCATTTGCTGTTGTTGCATTTGTTGCATTTCGGCGGCGAGCTGCTCCTCGCTCTTAACGAGACCCTTCATGTCGATCCCTAGAGATGAGCCAGTACGCATCAATGCGTCTGACTTAATGATCTCTGGGGGCAACTGAGAGATCATCGCAGCGGCTTGGAAGAACATATTCAATTTATTCAAATCATTACCACGACCAAGAGCCTCCATACCCGTCACAATAACAGGCTGGACGGTTCCTTCGGGTAATGTCGGTAATCGCTTCTGACGTTCCATTTGGAACATGATCCGTTTTACGAGAGGGAGCTGAAACTCCTGGCTAAGGATCGAATAGATTCCACCTAAAGCGGACTCTAGTTCGTTAGCCATGTAACGGATCTCTTCAGCGGTCACTCGCTCCCCACTGCGTTGCACAGCGGAATTGAGGAGGAATGCGAATGACAAGCGCTCGTTGATAGTATTCACCGTATCCAGCGATACTCGGAAATCATTAAACTTGTTGAGCTGGAGGGTACTAACGTCAGTCTGTACTCCTTCAACGAATGCGCCATTATCGGCCTCAGCTAACTGAGCCATATCGGTAACCCCGTTGGGGTTCACCATGAAGAGAACTTTAGCAGCGGCAGCGGATCCCTCAACGATAGCCTGAGAGAGTCCTTCAAGCGACTTGAGGTCACCCAGATACTCTTCAACATAACCACGTCCGTAATCTTCACCGTCGATCTTGGTGAAGCGCACGGGAATCCAAGGTGACTTATCCAACGGATAAGAACCTTCAGTGCCAGGGACTCTAATCCCCTTGATCTCTTGATACACTTTCCACTTGTCGCCCTTGCGATAGACGTGGGTGTACATGTCAACATTTTTGTTACCATCAGCATCCGCACTGTCAGCGGACGCTATGAGTTCCCGTACCTCATCAGGGAGGGTTTCGGGAGATACGGATTCCTTCGTAATGATCTCCAGGACATTTCCCATTGGATCACGTTTGACCACGTAACGGTCTAAGCGGAATACACGTACGCCGCCTTCCGACGGCAAGTAAACCAATGCGTTACCAGCAACCAATAGGTGCTTTAACGCCTCGAACCCACCCACGCGAATGGCGTTGGTTTCGATTTCGTTCATCACAGAACGTTCAATACGGTTCAGGCCTTCCTCAACCTTGCCCCGCATTCCTTCCTGCTGAGTCAATTTCTCCAATGTGAAGTCATCGATCTGCAAACGAAAGAAAGGGCTGTTGGGAGGAAGCAATGCAATAAGAAGCTTGGAAGCGAGGTTATTCACCCCACGGGCACCAATGCCCTGCCAGGGAGTAGGTAACCGAGAGGCACTTGAATGCCCATCCTTAGGTAGCAACGAAGGGATGGTTAGCTCGGCACATTCTCTAGCTCTGTCTAGAAACATCTTACGTGATGTCTCAAGTCTTGCGTATTTGCCCGAACAGGTTTGGTTTGAGTCCATCCCTGTTTTCTCCTTATTGTGGAATATTTAGACCAGTACCCTCATTGAGAGATCCAGCATCAGCCATATCAATGCGTAGGCGTGAACGGCCCTTACGATTGATAGCGTTGGCACTCTTATCCATCGAAGGATCCTCCTTGTTGAGCTTCAACTCAGGCACTGGTGCGGGAGGAGCTGGAGGAGGTGGGGGTGGCGGTGGGGGTGGTGCCTTGGGGGAAGACATGCACATTATTTTTTCTCCAAAATGTTTTTAGTCTGAGCCTCAAAGGCTGACCTTAGAAAGCGAACAACTGAAACCTGTCCGCACTTAAACGAAATATCTTGATGCGACTGAGTATGATCTGGCATCCGATCAGGAAACCGCGCTTCTAACTCAGCCAATAATTCTGGTGAGACTATAGGCAATCTCTTAGTTTTATCCATAAGTTCTCCAATTCAAGGACTATAGGAATCAAGAGGTTAGGAGAGGTGTGAAACCTCTCCCCTTGCTTACCGAACTGGGCAAGCTCCCCCTGCACATTCCATGCTTTCCATCTCCTCGAATGTGTTGGCCTCGTCTATTTGAACAGGCTGAATCCGTGAGACGTATTCGTCAAAAACTTCTTTAGAAACAACCTCTTGCGGCAAATAGAGATACCCTAGATCCTTGGCTGTTTTGGTTGGGTCAGCTCTGAAAAGAAAGCTAACGCCCACATACAAGTCCCAATTCTCCAGGAGCCAATCAACAATCTGGTCCACTTCATCGACGGAATACGAGATCGTGGCCGAGACGTTTTGCTGACACCAGTTCTGCATCAGCATTTTGTATCGTTCGAGCTGCGAAACAGCGGTCTCTAAGTTCACTTCTAGTTCCTTACTGTCCCTAATTACCTTCTCAAATGGAACGTCGTCCCAACGGACTGGGAAGGTGATCAGTACGGACTCAGGATCCATAGGGTTATCAAAGACCCGATATCCTGCCTGACGGCAAAGAGGCACGAGAGGATCGTGCTTAGAAAAGTTCACATTGTTGAAGACGTACTTTCCGAGCGGTTTGTGAACACCTTCAGTGGTGTCCATAATCTTCGATAATGTCCCACTCGGTTTGACTGTCGTGACGTTCTTAGGGCGCGGTAACCCAAGCTCGTCAGCCATTGAGTAAGCTCCCGAAGTAGCTGCTCTCTGTAGTTCAACAAAGTCATAACTACCCAGGTCTGGTCTCCGCACGATACCCGTAAGACCCACCCCGCATAGTCGTAAGAACTCGTTGTTGAGATGCCAAGCTTCTTGGAGGACACCATCTCGGAGATCAACACAGGTTT